TCCTGGGATATCAATATCCTTAAGATAACTTGTTTGTTGAGCAATACCTAAATCCAAAGAAGGAATATTTGCTTGGTTGCAGAAAAAGGCCGCAGCAGGACTTCTCTTCAATGCAAACTTAAAACCAGTTGGTGATAAGAAATTTCTATTCGCAATTGGAGTTCCTGGTCTATCCGCAGGTTTTTTTCTGGTTGGCATGATTATTCAGAAACTACAGTAGCATTAGCAAAATGCTTTGGAGTGTAAGTTACACCATTCTTAGTGACGGTAGTTGCTTTGTCTGCATTAGCATCAGACTCGTTAGCATATACCTTCCTATCATCATAGGTCTCAGTCCATCTGTTGTCACCAACATAATATACATCACCAATAGTTGGGTTCATGACACTTGGTGTTTTAATGTGAAAAGGCATGTTACTTAGTTCTCTACATTCTTATTTAGATACAAAAAAAAGACCCCCCGAAGGAGGTCTTGATTAACTCTTGTGAGTATGAATCACATCAAGTTCTTCACAGTAACTCTTCTGTAGTAACGGTTGCTGTTAACACGGAGACGACCCAGACCAGCATTGGTTCCTTCAGCAAATGGGTTTGCGACCATGCCGTAGCGGGTCTTAAAGCCAATCTTGGGCTGGAAGGTGTTCTCTCCAACGGCACGAACCATCTGGAGGGGAACATATGGGCAGTAGAACAGACCTGCGTCATAAGGTGAAGTACCCTTATAACCAACAACGTAGTACTGGTTCTGAGCAACGTTTGCCGAATATGGGTCAATGTAGACTCTGTACTTACCTTGGAGAACACCTGCGAAGGTGTTGCCAGTGTCATCAACGTTCAGGTTTGCATTGAGTGCGGGGGTGTAGTCAAGTACACCAGCCATGGTCAGTGCGGAGGCCACGTCTGCAGAGCAGAGGATCATGTTGCCCTTTCCTCTACGAGTTCTTTGTGCGATTGCGTTCGCATCTCTCTCGATTTGGAAAAGCAGACCCTTGAACTTCTCAACAGACCAACGACCGTTGGAGTCGATGTCGAGGTCAAACTCACCAGGAGTTGCGGTGTTAGCAGCAGCACCTGGTTCAGCAATCTTATAGATGGTTCTGATGACTTCACGGTTGATCTCAGCAAGAATCTCTGTGGAGAGAATATTTGCCAACTCAGCCTCAGCATTCAGACCATGAATTGCCTTGAGGTCCTGTGCCAGTTCCAGGGAGTACTCTGCCTTGAGTGCTCTGGACTTAGCAGTTACAGTGACTTTCTCAATCGAGAATGCCATCTGATTGAATGCACTATCACCAGTGCCGCTGAGTGCTTCAGCATCAGAGGTGACCATACCCTGACCGACATCATATGCGGTAGAGGATGCGGTTCCAGTTGGGTTCAGAACTGCGGGGTTGGTTCCTGCTTGTGCTTGGGTAGTACCCAGACCAGCATTAGGATCAGACTGACCTGAGGTCAGGCTTCTACCTGCGTTCTGTCCAGAGAATGAGGTATCTGCTTCGTCGAAGAATGCCTCCGATCCACCCTGGGTGGAATACTTGGAACGCATTGCGAAGATGAGTCCAGTAGGACCACTCATTGGTTGAACACCTGCGAGGTCATATGCGACCAGGTTAGGCATAGAACGTCTGATCAAGGAGATCAGAACGGGGTCGAAACCTGCGACAGGTGAAGCACCTGAACCCGAGAAACCAGCATTACCGGTTGAGGAGGGGTCGGTGTTTACGTTTGGTTGCTCAGACAGGAATGATCCTGAAGAAGCAAAAGCTTGTTGTTCTCTGAGGAACTTCTCTTGGTTTTCGAGCAGGACAGCGGTTACGGCTCTCTTGTGTGAATCTTCGATTTTATGAAGACCCTCATGGTTGAGGAGAGGTGCCCACTTTTCCTGCAGATGCTCGGATTGGAACATTTGCGGTTACCTAATACGTTTACGGTTTGATTTAATGTTGAATTCAGTTTTTGTTGCTAAAAGAACCCAGAGTTCTCATATATGCAGCCATGGAATCAGAGTATGACTCGGATCCAGAGTGATCTACACCTTCAGAGAGGGTTTCAGTTTTAGCAGTGGAAGACTCTTTCTTGGAGTTGAAATACGACTCCTTGAGTGTTTCCAGTTTGCCACGATATTGTGATTCACTCTCAAACTCTACACTTTCGGCAAGTGAGGCGAGCTTCTCTTTCTGAGTAGACGCAAGTCCCTCAGAAACATCATTGAGAATTCCTTCTGCAGCAGACTCAGAGAGTCTAGCGTTCAGAGTGATGTTCTTCTCAATCTGCTCGTTGAGTTTTGTCTCCATATCATCAAGTTTTTCTACCATGCTCTCAAGTACATCATATTTTTCTTCAGGGATAGTTACATAATGTTCTTCAAAAAGACCCTTCATTCCAGAAAGGAATGATTCGGTCATTTCGGTCTTAAGACCAGCTTCAACTGCGAGTGCGTTTTCTTCAAACCACTCGTCAGAAACATACTCAAGATAAGAATCAACTCTTTCTGCGAGTGATTCTTTAGCAGCAGCAACTTCTTCTGCAAATTGCTCTGCATATTGTGCTTCCAGTTGCTCTTTGATTTGAGCAACTTTAGCATTGATTGCTGCTTCAAAAATTGTACGTGCTTTTTCTTGGAATTCTTCGGAGAGTTCCTCACCAGCGATCAGAGCATCGATGTCCTCTTGAACATCATACTCAGAAACAACTTCCTCTTCTGTAGTTACTTCTTCTTCAGAAACAACTTCGTCTTTGGTAGTCTCTTCTTCAGCAACAACCTCATCAGTAGTTGCTTCTTCTTCTTCGATGGTGTCTTCAGAGGAAACTTCTTCCTCTTCTTTCATGCCCTTCATGGCATCAGCAGGTTTTGCACCTTTGTTTACCACATCCTTAACTTGCTTAAGGGTGCCACCAGGAGTCTTCAGCTTTGCTGAATCATCATCTACTTTGTAGTTTTCTGGTGTAGGACCACCCAAATCTTCGTAGGAAGCAGGGGTGCCACCAGTAGTAAGTTTGGGCATAGGATCAGCAGGTTTTGCTCCAGCATTAACAGCGGTGCGGGATTGCTGTGTCTTTACTTCCATTTCTTGTAAATTCTTGCCACTAGACATTAGAACTCTCCGTGTTTTTCCGTATTAAAACTATATTTATTTATAAAATTAAAGATTAGATAAGAAGTCATTGAATAAATTTAACTTATGCTCATCCAATTTTCTTTGATCTACTAATGTATTAATTCTCTTTTTAGTCTGTTCTGCATATCTTTCACGCAGAAGTCCACCTTCCCAAACCCACTCTTTTCCTTCCATAATACCTTCAACAAAAGCATCAGGTGCAGAAGGATCAGCAACAATATCAGCAGCAGTTGCTAACATGAAGTCGTCACCGACAATATTACATCCCTCTCTTGTCATTTTGAGAGATCCAATTCCTCTAGAAGAAACACCGAGTTTTACTCCTTCTTCTACGAGATTTGCAGCAATCTTACCCATCGGAGTTCCGAGGATTTTTGCCTTACCAATGAAGTTATCTCCACTCTCTTTTAGAGAAACGATTTTATGAGAAACTCTATCAAGGTTGACAGTAGGACCATCGGGGTGACCAAGTTCACCAAGTGCTCTACCAGCATTGACGTGTGCTTCATTATAACGAGAAACTTCACGACGAAGAGTTTCCATAGGATACATACGACCATTACGGTTCTTGATGTTTCCTTGAAGGAAAACTCCCTCAATATACAGTGATTTCTTACCAGACTTGGTGGTCTCTACAAGAAATTTTACTGATTCAATTTCTTCTCTAATCAGTTTCATTAGGATGCCCCTCCGATTTAGGTGTGTTGTATTTGTTGGTAGTGTAATGTTCCAGATCCATCACCACGCGCAGCAACCATAAACGATTTTCTCAACATTGCTTGTGAAGTTGCTAATAATGCTGCTGGATTTCCTGCAGAAGAATCATGATCAACAACGATTCTTGTACTATAATATCCAGAAGAACCACCAGAAGCATCTACAGAAGAGACAATTTTATGACTAAAATCATAATCAGATTGTCCGGTTACCGTTAATGAAACTGCATCTCCTACTTCAAAAGGAGAACCTGTTCCCTCTGGGAAATCAATAGTTGTGGTAGATCCAGTAGTAATGCCAACAACTCTTTGGGACAAAACAGTTCCAAGAGAAATGGTTTCGGGTTCAGTTGAAGAAACATAGTAATCAGTAACTGCTGCTGTTGGAAGAGTTCCAATTGCAATGTGTGCTCCAGCACCTTTTGCTACAACACGCAAAGTGTCAGTTTGTTGACTAAGAGTAGTAACTCCTCTTACAGAAGAACCACTAGACAAAGCAAAAAAAGTGTTAACCCCTACTGGTTTATGCGCCATTATCCTTTAAAATTCATTTATAATAGTTATTTATAAATCAGACACCATCGGTGGTATCAGGTGCTTCGTCCTCTACTTCAATTTGATCTTCCCCAGTGAAAAGACCATTTGCTACAAGGGGACGGAATGCATCAACTCTTTCTGCAGCTTTTGCATAGAGAACATCTTTAATAGAATCACTAATTTGTGATGGTGACTCATCACTAATGATCATATCTAAAAGGTCATCCATTTAATTGTATAGTATACGACTATGGGTATTTATATCTCTCCACCCTTAGGCATTTCAATAGGTTCCGCAGCAGAAGCATCAATCTCAGGTTCCATTTGTGGTTGACCCAAATCCATACTTGCTGCTGAATCTAAAGGTTGTCCTGTAGCAGGATCAATCGTTGCTGGATCAGGGATTACACCATCTTTAATTTCTTTTTCAATCAACTTATCCTGTTCAATAATCTCAATGTCGGTCTGACGTAAGATCTTACGACGAACATAATCCTGAGAATAATACTTACCAATATATGGTTCAGCAGTTTGAGCAAGAGTCAGTCTTTCATTGAGAAGTTCTGCTTCTTTTAGTTCAGAGAAGTGATTATCATAGAGGAAGTCATACTGAATATGCTCACTCATAATCTCCCAATCTTCTGGAGTA